CCAGCACGTTGTCGGAGGAGACGGAACGGCCTTCGCGGCCGCCGGTGGAGGTGGCCTGGGCGGTATACAGAACCTTTTCGATGGACATCGTGATGCTCCTGGTCAGTGGGTGGGTGGTGCGTTGGAGCCTACTTTGCCCGGTTTCTGCGTACGTTGGGTTGCAGTTCGTACGAAAAACTTGATTGATCGTCCTGCTGGCCTAGATCGTCCACTCACGGTCGGTGGTGAACATGATGGTCAGCCAGCGGTCGGGCGAGGCCTCGCCCAGCGCATCGCCGATCTCGTCGCGCAGCTGGTCCCATTCCACCAGCGGCCGCGGCGGGTCGTCCTCGCGTATCACGAAGAACAGCTCGATCTGCTCGCCACGCCCTACCTGCGCCACGTAGCTGCGATGCTCGACGAAGCCGTGCTTGGCGACGATCGCGCGTGCCACCGCGTCCACATGCGCCTGCAGCTCCGGCGGGGTGACCAGCAGGATGCCGGCCAGCGCACGGCGCACGGTGCCCAGCGGGGCGATCATCACCAGCACGCAGACGAAGGCGAGGATGGCCGGGTCGATGTACGGCCCGACCCAGGCCAGCGAGGTGCCCTGCACCAGCACGCCGCCGAGGAAGGCCAGCAGGTAGCAGGCTGACATGCTGGCGGCGATCACCCAGTTCTTCGCGTCCAGTGCGATGAACTCCGAACCGATGCGGCGGTTGGCGCGCAGCACGAACCAGGCCAGTGCACCTTCGCCGACGATCGACAACCCGGCGAAGGCAATGGCTGGGCCGAGTGCGATGTGGCGGCCGCCGGACATCAGCGCATCCACCGCATTGACCAGCGCATACAGTGCCGCGCCGATCATCAGCGTGCCGCTCACCCCCAGCACGATCGGCTCCAGGTGCCAGAAGCCCATGGTGAAGCGCTGGTTGAGCCGCGACTGCAGCGCGTCGGTGCTGGTGGACAGTGCGATCAGTCGCGCGACCAGCAGCGACAGCCAGGTCATCACCACATCGATCAGGCCGTAGATGCCATCGAAGATGATCAGCGAGGAATTGGCCAGCAGACCGAATACCACCGCAGCCGCGGCCAGCAGCAATGAGCCTGCGATGGACAGGCGCAGCACGCCTTGTTCGGTACGCGCATCGAAGAAGCGTTCGGGGGTGGCAGGCATGCGGAAATCCAGCGGGAAAATGGGCTGCGGAAGCAGCGCGCTGCCATTCTATCCAGCCCGCCGCACGTCGCCGTGACCACGCCCGCACAGCGCCTGGAAAAGTCACCAGACTGGTAACCGTTTGCGGATTGACGGGTGCACACCCGAAGCGTATCGTTTGTACCACGATGACATAGAAGCCTCCGGTGACCCCGGGGGCTTCTTTCGTTTGCGCCGTTGCGCGCTGCGAGGCCATCGCCACCGGCCCTGACGTTCCCGTCGTGGCCGTTCTGTTTTCCGCCCTGATCCTGCTTCTCCTGCGCCGTCCTGGTGACCGCGTGGGGCGCCGCCGTGCGCGCAGGGTCGGGGCACTCCACATCCATCAACGAAGGAGGATTCGATGCCCCTGCTGACCCTCGAGCAGTGCCGCGCGCACTGCCGTATCGACGGCGATTTTGACGACGCCATCCTGGGTGACCTGCTGGCCGCAGCCAGCGACGCAGCCGCGGCCTACCTGGGCCGCGAACTTTACGCCGACCAGGCCGCGCTGGACCAGGCGCTGGACCAGCTGCCGCAGGACATGGCGGCGGCGGTGACCGGGCATGAAGCCGCGGTTGCCGCCGCCAACGCCGAGACCAACGCGGCCAAGGCCAAGGCCATGCGGGATGTGGCCGATCGCCGCCTGGCCGTGGCCACCGCGCGCAGTGCACGCCTGCTGTTGGGCATGCCCGCCAATGACAGCATCCGCGCAGCAGTCCGCCTGCTGCTGGGCCACCTGTACGCCCACCGCGAAGCCGTGGTTGTCTCTGCACAGACGCTCGATGCACCGGCAGCTGCCACTGCCATCGCCATGGAGCTGCCGTTCGGCGTGGCCGCGCTGCTGGATCCGTACCGACCGGCCGCAACGCCATGAACGCCGGCCACCTCAATCGCCGCATCCGTATCGAGCGCCAGGACGGCCGGCTCGATGCCTGGGGGCAGCCGCTGGACGCCTGGCAGCCGGTGGCGGAACTGTGGGCCGCCATCACTACCGATCCCACAGACAGCGTGCAGCGGCTGACGCTGGAAAGCCGCCTGCCGGCCACAATCCGCCGCCAGCGTTTCCATGTCCGATTGGCGGCTGCACGACAGGCCGGCATCCATGTTGGCATGCGCATCGTGCATGACAGTCGCGTTTTCAATATCACCGGCGTTGCTCCCGACTTCAGCCGGCGCCAGACCACGGTGCTGTTCACCGAACAGTCTTCAGGCACTGCCTGAGCGACGCCAACCAGGACACCGCGATGAGTTACGAAGCACAGCTGCACACGCTGCTGGCCCCGCTGCTGCAGGGCCGGCTGTATCCCGACGTTCCGCCGGAACCGGTCATCTACCCGTGTGCCGTCTACCAGCAGATGGGTGGACAGTCCGTGTGGTTCAACGAAGGTTCCACTCCCGAACAGAAGCACGCTCGCGTGCAACTGACCGTTTGGGCAGACAGCCGCGCCCAGGCCAATACCCTGATCCGTGAGATCGAGGATCAGGTCTGCGCGGGATTGCCGACCGCCGAGTCGTTCGGCGCTGCAATCGCCGTGCATGAGCCGGTGCTGCACAAGCACGGCGCGCGGCTCGATTTCGGCCTGTGGTACGTCGACCCGTAAACCGCATCACCCGCGCAACACCCCAGCCCGGCAACCGCCGGGCTTTTTTTTATCCAACGAGGAAATACACCATGGCACTCAAGCTTCCCAAGGGCACCCAGTTCGGTTTCGCACCGGTCGTCTCCACCGCGATCGCCACCAGCGCGATTTCCAAGGCTGTGCCGGCACTGGCCAGCGTTGCCGCCAACAGCGTCGACACCGGCGATGTAGTGGTCATTGAACTGCCGGGTTGGCCGGCCCTGAACAACCGCGCCACCCGCGCCGGTGCTGAAGCCACCGGCACCGTTGAACTGCTGGGCATCGACACCACCGACACCGTGCTGTTCCCGGGCACCAGCGGTGCCGGCGTGCTGCGCAAGGCAGGCGCCTTCGTCGACCTGGACCAGCAGGGCGACCCGACCACCGCCGGTGGCGAGCAGCAGTACTGGAGCGGCACCCTGCTGGAAGACCCGACCGGTCGCCAGGTGCAGATGCCGACCTTCAAGAACGCCAAGACCATCACCCTGCCGCTGTTCTACGATCCGAAGAAGCCGTGGTATTCGGCGCTGAAGAACGTTGATGCCAAGGGCGAGCCGGTGATCCTGCGCGCCAAGCTGGTCGGCGGCGATGTGCTGTACTGGTACGGCTACCTGAGCTACAACGGCGACCCGACCATGGCCGCCAACACCCCGATGGGCACCACCGCGACCTTCACCGCGCTGGCCGACTCCATCCTGGTCGAGGGCGCCTGATGTTCCAGGTAAAGGCGCCGGAGAGCTTCAAGAGCACCCTGACCATCGTCGGTCACGGTCGCGAGCAGAAGCTCAACCTGACCTACCGGCACCTGTCGGTAGCCGACTACGCCAGCCTGCTGGAGCGTCTGGGCGATGACACCTTGAGCGTGGCCCAGGCCATCCTGGACATCGTGGTGGACTGGGATGCCGATGTGGCGCTGGATACCGCCGGCGTCGAGCTGGCGCTGCAGCAGCAGGCCGGCCTGGATGGCGCCATCATCGGTGGCTACACCCAGGCGCTGCAGGTCGCACGCAAGGGAAACTGATCGAGGCGGTGGGGGCCCTGTACTGGCGGGCCCCCACCGAGTCCGAGCTGATGCAGCTTGGATTGAAGGCAAAGCACTTTCCGCCGCCGCAGGTCGAGCTGTGGCCGGAGTGCGTGCTTCCCATCGAACTTTTCTCGCGGGTTGCCACCCAGTGGCGCGTCGGCGCAGGTGGCCCGATCGGGCTGGATTACAACGTGGTCTACCGGGAGCTGGAGCGCGAAGCGCTCGATGGCAACCAGTACGACGAGGTGATGGCGGCGATCCGCATCATCGAACGCGCTGCCTTGGAGCAGATGCAACAGGAATGAGCCGGCCATCGCGATTATGCCGATGGCCGATCCCGGCTCCGCCGATGCGGAGCCGACTCTCCCGAGGAACACTCAATGAGCACTACATCGCCTGGCAGCACACGGGTCACCGTGGAGGCCAGCACCGCATTGGAAACGGCCATGCAGGCAGCAAGGCGCAGCATGACCGAGATGACCGGCAGCACACAGGAGTTCCAGCGGCAGCTGGAAAAGATCAATACGGTGCAGCAGGCATTCAATGCCGTGCTGACCACCAGCGCTTCGTTGGTCACCGCACTGTCCACGCAACTGACTGCCTTGAACACGCAGCTGCAGGCGGCGGCGAAGGCGGGTGCGACCACAGCCGCCGCGGACGCTGGCAAGGCTGCAAAGAAGGAAGAGAAGGCCCAACAGGACGACATGGGCCTGGCGGGCATCCGCAAGGGCCTGGGCGGCGCGCTCGGCGACTATATCGGGAAGACCGAAAACACCGCCACGGCGGCCAAGAAGGCGTTCGACAAAGCGTTCACTGGCGCCGACGAAGCCCTGCGGAGCTTCGTGACCACCGGCAAGTCCAAGTACAAGGAGCTGGCCCAGTCCATCCTGGCCGACCTGAAGATGATCGCTGCACAGCAGGCGCTGGTCTGGGGGGCGAGGAAGATCGCCGGCTTGATGGGGGTCGACCTGACGCCCAAGGATGCAGCGACGGACGCGGCGGCGGTGATTGCAGGCGTGGCGACTGCCAAGGACGCCAAGGCTGGTGATACCAAGGCGGGCGAAACCAAGGACGCCAAGGACACCAAGGGCACCACAGGACTTTCGGGGTTCCGCAAGGGCTTCGGCAGCGCGCTCGGCGAGTACATGGAAAAGACCGAGAACTCCGCCAAGTCTACCCAGGATGCCTTTTCCAAGGCGTTCACCGGCGCCGAGGCGGCACTGCAGAGTTTCGTGAAGACGGGCAAGTCCAACTACAAGGATCTGGCCAAGTCGATCATCGCCGATCTCAAGATGATTGCCATCCAACAGGCAATCGTCTGGGGCGTCAAGAAGATCGCGGGCCTGTTCGGATATGGCACGGGGGTGGAGGCCAACGCCAACGGTGGCGTCTACCAGTCGCCGAGCCTGTCGGCCTACTCCGGCGGTGTCTACAACACCCCGCAGCTGTTCGCCTTCGCCAAGGGCGCCGGCGTATTTGGCGAAGCGGGACCAGAAGCGATCATGCCGCTGCGCCGCGGGCCGGACGGTCGTCTCGGCGTGGCCGCGCACGGCGGCGGTGGTGGCGGAGTGGGTGTAAGCATCCGCATCGACAACAACGGTGGCAAGGAAGTCACCACCAACGAAGGCATGCTGCAGCAGTTCGGCAACGAGATCGGCCAGTTCGTGGAACGCAAGTACCGCGAACTGCAGAGTCGTGACCTGAAGGCAGGTGGTGTGCTCAGCAGGAGTGCCCTGTAATGACCGACACCTTCACCTGGCCGGCAACCAGCCAGAGTACGGGAACCACCACCGCCGCCGTGAAGCGCGCGAAGTTCGGTGATGGTTATGCGCAGGCCGCTGCCGATGGTCTGAATGCAACCTCACGCAGCTACCAGCTGCAGTTCGTCGGCAACCGCAGGACGATCAACGAGATCGTGGCCTTCCTGGATGGTCATGCCGGCCGCAGCTTCCTGTGGAAGGGACCACTGGGGCAGGGGCTCTACATGTGTGATTCCTACACCGACAGCCATCTCGGCGGCCAGGTATCGACGATCACCGCCACGTTCGAGCAGACCTTCCAGGCGTAGGCATGAGCATGGATCTTCAACGGATCGACCTGGATAGCATCCAGCCCAACGGAAAGCGCGGAGAGACCCAACGACCGGCCTTCACCAAGATCAACCAGAACTTTCAGGATGTTGCGTTGGCACTGGAGGAAATCCCCGGTGCCATCGCACACTCTGTCTCTGGAAAGAACCGTTTGATCAATGGGAATTTCGACCTCTGGCAGCGTGGGGACAACTTCACCGCTGCCGCTGCCTACTGTGCAGACAGATTCTTCGCACAGCAGGGGGGGATGGACGGAGCAGGCATATTCAAATCACCCGTTGCCCCGGGCGATGCGAATTTTCCAAGAAGCCTGTTTACGTTGGCCGCCAATTGCAACGGGAACCACAACGCCGCCGGACACCATTTCCTGTTCGAGCAGCGTGTGGAAAGTGTGCGGACCTTTGCTGCAGCGGAGAGCACGCTATCCTTCCTGGTCTACAACGCAGGCACCGCAGGCAGAAAGATCGCAGTCGAGTTCCTGCAGCGCTTCGGAACAGGTGGAAGCCCCACTGTCACGGCGATCCAGCCGGAAGTGTTTACGCTCGCACAGGGCCTGAACCGGATCAGCAAGACCGTCAGTCTTCCCTCCGTCTACGGTAAGACGCTTGGCGGTGGCGATGATTCGGTCATCTGTGCGGTATGGCTCTCGGCAGGCAGCGACTTCAACGCGCGCACAGGAGGGCTCGGCGCGCAGGCAGGCCAGTTGTACTTCGGTGAGATGCAGTGGGAAGCCGGCGCACGGGCGACCCGCTTCGAGTGGAGATCACCGGCCCACGAGCTTGCGCTGTGCCAGCGCTACTACCAGAAGTCCTTCCCTGTTGCAGAGGTACCCAACAGCAGGAGCAGCTCCGCCGTCCACCGGAACGCAGTGGCCTTCAACAGTGGCACCTGCCGCGTTGTTGCAGAGTTCAAAGGCACCATGCGCGGCACGCCACAGCTGCTGTTCCACGCAGGCGGAGAAGGTGGTGACATCGGATCGTCGAGCTTCTGGAGGTACTACGACGCCGCTGGCGGAGCATGGCGCGCGGGAACCCTGACCAATGTAGTCATGGCAACGAGCCAGGCGTTCATGGCGGACGTGGGCGGTGCAGGCTTCCTGGTAAGCGGATCTGTTCTCCTGGCAGGCCACTACACCGCCGATGCCGAACTCTGAGTGCATTCATGCGTCTGCGGGATCGGGCGGAAAGCCGTGAGATCCGCCCGTTGATGGAATGGAAGTACTCAGACTGCGATCGGACGCTACCGATTCACCTCGTTCAAGGAGCCAACAATGGCAAGAAAGATCATCGACCTCGATTCCGTTCAACCGAACGGAAAGCGGGGTGAAACACAGCGCCCGGCGTTCACCAAGATCAACGAGAATTTCGCCGAGGTCTACGACGCCTTGACCGAGGTCGCGAAGATTCCGGAAACCGTGGCGAATGCCATCACCGACCGCGTTCCAGGCAGGAATCTGCTCATCAACGGTGCCCTGCAGTTCTGGCAGCGTCGCACGTCCGGTCGCGTTGGCCAGGGATCAGGCACGTTGGGAGCGGAGAAATTCTTCGCCGACCGCTTCACGAACTCGGCGCTGGTCTGCAACCACGACGTACAGCGCGTGGCGTACGACGGGCAGGCCGGCTTTCCGGAGGATACCCGGTCGATCCTGGTCTGCACCGTATCCGAGGCCATTGCCAGAAGTGGCGCCTGGATGGGGCAGAAAATCGAAGGTGTCCGCAGTGCAAGCGGTGACATCACGATCTCGGTATGGGCCAACTGTGACGCGCCAAGCCGCAGCGTTGGCGTGCGTGTCATCCAGGATTTCGGAACAGGCGGCTCGCCCTCACCGCAGGTGATGCTGGAGGCCGGCGTGCTTACGCTGGGGACGACCGCCAAGCGTCACAGCATCACGGTGACGTTGCCGAGCACCCGGGGAAAGGTGCTCGGCAGCAATGGCAACGACCACCTCTACGTGGTGTTCGACCTGTGCGGTACCGGCCAGAAGGGCGAGTTGGTGGCGCAGAACGGCTCGTTCGGATTCACCCAGTTCCAGGTCGAATCCGGACGCGCAGCGACGCGCTTCGACTGGCGGCCGCCGGGCGTGGAACTGGCGCTGTGCCAGCGCTACTACGAGAAGAGCTACAACCTCGACATCGTGCCCAACACCGCGCACAACGAAGGGCGTGAGGCATTCTCGATCAATTCACCGGGAATGGCGCATTACCAGAGTGTGCGATTCCATGCACCCAAGCGTACCCATCCTTACGTGATGATCATCTCGGCCGACAACATCCAGCAGGACGGACACATCGCGGAAGACAACATCTCCCGCGTTCCCTGCCTGGTCAACTACGCCTCGCCTTCAGGCTACGAAGTCAGCTGGACCAACAATCCAGGTCGCTGGGGTGGGTGGTGGCATTGGTGGGCCGATGCCGAGCTGTGATGGGGCGCCCCAGGGACTTACAGGACGACAGCAATGACGAGAAAAATCATCGACCTCGATTCCGTTCAACCGAACGGAATGCGGGGTGAAACGCAGCGCCCGGCGTTTACCAAGATCAACGACAACTTCGCCGATGTCTATGGGGCGCTGGATGGCGTGACCACAATCGTGCAGCGCGTGGATTCACTGGAGCGCGCTCTTCAGACCGCAATTCCAGGCAGGAACCGCCTGATCAACGGCAACTTCGATTTCTGGCAGCGGGCCACCACCGGCACCACCCAGGGCGGCGAGATCTATGTGGCCGATCGTTGGACCGTGGCAGCGCTGGGCTGCACGCATACCGCAAATCGCGGGGCCAATCTGCCTGCCGGCGGTGCCGCACCGGAGTCGCGCCGTTTCCTCAACAGCGTTGTCTCCAAGACCAGTGCAGGTAGCAGCGCCTACGTCGCACAGAAGGTCGAGAGCGCGGCGACGCTGTCCGACGGCGAAGTGACGGTTTCCGGTTTCGCCTATGGCCCGCCAGGAAAACGCATCGGCGTTCGTCTCATCCAGCACTTTGGCACAGGTGGTTCGCCGTCCGCCGCGGTCAGCGTGGAGCTGGGAACCGTAGCGGTCACCGCCGCGTCCTGGACCTACTTCCAGCTCAGTGCGCGACTGCCATCGGTGAAGGGGAAGACGCTGGGCAGCAATACCGACAGCGATTTCCTGTGGCTGGTGGTGGATCTGTGCGCGGATGCCTATGGCGGTGTCATCTCCGGCCAGAACGGAGAGTTCGGCATCGCGATGATGCAGCTGGAGCGCGGCAACCGGGCAACGGCATTCGACCTGCGCCCGCTGGCCCACGAGCTGCAGCTTTGCCAGCGCTATTACGAGAAGAGCTACAACCTGGACGTGCCACCTGGCACGGCCGATGGCATCGGCCGCGACAACCAGTTCTACGACCGCAGCGTCGGTGTTGGCAGTACCTCGCATATCCGGTGTCGCGTCCCCAAGCGTGCCATTCCTGCCTACACCGTCTACAGCGATGTGAACGGGCAGGCCGGGCGCATATCCGGCGCAAGCGGCGGTATCGGCACGGTGACGTCCATCGTGTATGCCGGCCAGTCCGGCGCCCAGGTCAACTACCAATCCGCCGCAGGCAACTGGGGCTCCTCCTTCCACTGGACCGCCGACGCGGAGCTATGACATGTATCAACTGACCGAAGAGATCGACATCATCAAGTGTCTGCAGACCGGCGCCTTCATTCCACGCGGCCATCGCTTGTGGAGCGACTATGAGGCCTGGTGTACCGCAGGTAATGAGCCAGAACCGGTACCGCCACTGTTCGCGCCTGGTTCGGCGCAGTTCCATCGCTTCATGCGCAGCAAGGCGTGGGAGTGGATGGCGCAGTGTGCCCGCGATCGTGGCTATGACAGCATCGAGAGCTGCTGCAGCTACGTAGGCAGCGCAGTGCCACGCTACGCACAGGACGCCATCGCCATGATTGCCTGGCGTGACGCTGTCAACCTCGCATTGGAAGCTGTTGAGTCCAACGTCGACGTGACCGCGCCCGACTGGCAACAGGTACAGGCGCAACTGCCGCAGCCGGCTGCGTTCGGCTGGGCCGCCGAATCGGTGTCGGACACGCTCGACGCCTGAGGAGCACTACACATGGCACAACGCACGATCGACCTCGACACCGTCCAGCCCAACGGCAAGCGGGGTGAAACCCAGCGCCCGGCGTTTACCAAGATCAACGACAACTTCGCCGAAGTGTATGGTGCGCTGGGCAGCGTGGCGACCATCGTAGAAGACGTTGAACAGCTGAAGACGGAGATCGAGAAGGAAGCAGAGCAGGCCAAAGCCGAAGTCCGTAACGCCATCGCGACGCTTCCCGCAGCTGTCGACAGCGCCATCCATGGGCGAATTCCTGGAAAGAACCGCCTCATCAACGGCAACTTCGATCTCTGGACGAGAGGAACACCGGTTGGACAGACCGGGTACGGCCCGGATCGATGGTTCGTTCAGATCGGACTCATGACCGACGCCAGCGTCTTTGCCAGCAACAACGTGCCGGGAGACGGTGTCTTTGACGATGCCCGCCTCTCGATGGGGACAAACTCGACCGGCAATCAGGATGCATTCGGGCACTACTTCGTGTTTGAACAGCGGGTTGAGAACGTGCGGACCTTTGCCGGAGTGGTCAGCACCGTTTCTTTCACCGTCTACAACCCAGGGGCGGCTGGACGGAAGATCGCGATTGAGTTCCTGCAGAACTTCGGTACCGGCGGCTCGGAGACGATTCTGGGGGTGGACGCTGAGATTTTCAGCCTGGCGCAAGGTGTAAACCACATCAGTAAGACGGTCACCCTGCCGTCGGTCTCTGGAAAAACGGTAGCGAGCACGAATCACTACGCGGCCGTCGCAGTATGGTTGTCATCCGGCAATGGATTCGATGTCCGCAATGCCAAGCTGGGTGCCCAGTCGGGGCAGTTGTTCTTCGGCGGATTTCAGTGGGAACAGGGAGGCACGGCGACAGGCTATGACACCCGGCCACTGTCCCACGAGGCAGCGCTGTGTGGCTGGTACGCGCAACGCATTGATATCAGCGCGGGTGATGCGTTCTCGGTGTGCACGGCTCTCGGGCAGTTCGACTGCGTGGGTCAGCTCTCGTTCCAACCGATGCGCAGCAAGCCCACGGCGCGAACGCTGGGGGGCGGTGTCAACATGACAGGCTTCGGTATCGCCGGGGGCAATGCGCCTGGCTCGTCCTTCAACATCATTCCGGTCTCCGTATCGGGTGCGGCGATCACCGCGGGAGTGGCTACAGGCGGCATGTCCCCGGGGGCATCGGGCTATATCGCGCCCAAAGCCGGTGGAATCAGCATCATCCTTGAGGCTGAGATCTGATTCATCGATTCCTTTTCGCATCGGCGAAGAGGACACCGCGCTGTTGCGGCACAAGCGACCTGGAATCAGGAAACCAAGAATGACAATGAAAATCATCGACCTCGATACCGTTCAGGCGAACGGCAAGCGGGGTGAGACACAGCGCCCGGCTTTCACCAAGGTCAACGAGAACTTCGCCGAAGTGTATGGCGGATTGGATGCCGTCCAGACCGCGGTGGATGGGCTGGATGGCCGAATGGCAGGCCGCAATTGGCTGATCAACGGCGACTTCCGGCTCTGGCAGCGCGGTGCAGTGTTCCCTGCATCCGCGGGCACTCGCTACATCGCTGACCGCTGGCAGGCCAATGCCACCGGTACCAAGGTAGCTGCCACACGCGAGGATGTGCCTCCAGGCGGCGGCCAGGGAGGGCGCCTGTTGGCCGGCTCACGCCACCTGCTCCGGGTGGATGTGCAGAGCGTGGCCGGTGCCGGCAACATGGCACTGGTCCAACAGCGCATCGAGGACGTCCGGACCCTGGCCGGGCGCACCGTCACCATCAGCTTCAAGGCGCGCGCCTCGGTGGATGATTTCCGCATCGGCGTGGAGCTGCAGCAGTCCCATGGCGCCGGCGGCTCCACCGCCCGCGACAGCATCGGCGCCTCGGTCGTACTCGATACCCTGTGGCGATGGCACCAGGTCACCGTGGATGTTCCCGGCCTTGCCGGCAAGACGCTGGGCCCGGACAGCTATCTGCAACTGAGCTTCTGGCTGGATGCCGGTGCCGACTTCGGCGGGCGGGCGTTCGCCGCCGGGCAGAAGAGCGGCAGCGTGCAACTGGCCGAAGTGCAGATCGAAGAAGGCGACACCGCCACCGACTTCGATCGCCGGCCCGAGGCACTGGAGCTGCTGCTGTGCCAGCGCTACTACGAGACGGTGGATGTGAACCGAATCATCGGCATCACCTACACCGCCAACGGCGACACGCGTGCGTGCATCCCGTTCAAGGTACGCAAGCGCTCAGCGCCCAGGATCTCCTCGCCCTCTGCCGCGCTGAACCTGGTGGGCTTCGGCAATGCCGGCAACCTGATCAATTTCGACGGCGGAGCACCCAGCTGGCAGTCCACCGTCGACGCGGCGGTTATCGCCTCGATGCCGAACAACATGCAGCTCTCGGGCGCGGTGGTGGTGTGGTCGACCACCTCGCAGGTACTGGTCCAGGCCGATGCGGAGCTCTGAGCCATGAAAGCCATCCTTGCGCCGGCGCCAGGGCACGCCTGCTTCACCAGCAACGCCTCGCTGCGCCCCGGTAACCACGTCATCGTGCTGCATGAAACCGAGCGGCTCTTCTTCAACATCGGACTCAGTGCCATCCAGGGGAATCCGTCGGGTACGTCGTCCTGCTTCGCTCCCTGGTCCGGGAACACCAGAAGCCCCTCCGACGTCGGAACCTGATTCGCAGGCAACTATCACATCGGCGAAGGACACATCGCGCTGATTCAGCGAAGGGTTCTGGAGCCAGGAGAACAAAAATGGCAATGAAAATCATCGACCTTGATACCGTTCAAGCGAACGGCAAGCGAGGTGAAACGCAACGTCCGGCATTCACAAAGATCAACGCGAATTTTGCAGAAGTCTATGGCGGACTCGGTCAGGCTGAATCCACACTTGCGGGGCTCGCCGGCAGAATGGTCGGACGTAACGCGTTGATCAATGGCGACTTCCGCTTCTGGCAGCGCGGCTCAAGCAGGACAGTGACGGCTCCGCTCGCAGTCTACGTTCCAGACAGGTATCAGATCGTGTGCACCGGGGCGGGCCAGGTCAAGGTAAGCCGGCAGGTATTTGCAACCCCGACATTCGGGGTCACCAGCTACATGAACTGCGATGTTTCGGGCGCAACTGCCGCAACTGAAGCCTTCTGTACGCAGCCGGTAGAGGGTGTGCAGACGCTCTCGGGATCAACGGTCACGCTCAGCATGCAGGCATGGGCGGCGTCACCCGGAAGAAAAATCGGTGTGCGCTTCATCCAGACCTTTGGAAAGGGTGGATCACCCGATGTGACGATCTATGCCGGTGCCCAGGAGATTGGAACGGCCTCGTCGCTACGCCAGTTCACGGCTGACCTGCCAAGCATCCAGGGGAAAGTGGTCGGACCCGACAGCAAGCTCCATGTCATCGTGGACTTCTGCACTCCGGCGGCTTACAGCGCACAACTTGTCGGGCAATCAGGCTCGTTCTCCCTGACCTGCATGCAGCTGGAGCGTGGGGCTGTACCAACAGAGTACGAAGTGCGACCGGACACGATCGAACTGATGCTCTGCCAACGCTACTTCGAGAAGAGCTATCCCGTCGCCGTCACTCCAGGGACGGTTACCCGACAAGGGCGAAGTTGCGCAGCGCAGTCCACCGCAGCGAACGCCCTGAACTTCTTCTACCAGCAGTACCGTGTTCCCAAGCGCACGTCGGCGGCGGTCACGCTCTACTCATCCGAGTCTGGCATGGCAGGAAAAATCTGTCAGAACAACAACGCCGATATCAACGGTGTGGTCGAAGATGCCTCTCAATCGGGGTTCTCACTCTATGGCAACAACAACAGCGGCGCCTGGGGGATGTGGTGGCACTGGACATCGGACGCGGAGATCTGAAATGTATCAACTGACAGGAAATCCAGACATTGTCAGATGCACGGAGTCATCCACCTTCATACCGAAAGGGCATCGGTCATGGTCCCTCTACAAAGAGTGGCTGGCAGCCGGGAACACCGCGGCACCCGCTGAGTCATTGCTCAGCATGACTCCAGCGGCGCGTCATCAGCTATTGCGCTCCCTGGCATGGGACTGGATGACGCCCTATGCACTTCGTCTCGGCCACGACAGCATCGAGAACTGTTGCAGCTACATCAACAGCACGGTCCCCCGCTATGCGAAGAATGCCACCCACATGATCGCCTGGCGCGACGCAGTCAGTGCCGCCCTCGAGGGGCTTACCGAGGATTGGCCCGCTGACATTGAGACCTGGGAGCAGGTTCGTGCAGCGCTCCCGCAACCCCACATGTTCGATTTGCCGAAACAGGAGCACACCCCATGATCACCGCCGATGCCCAGCAGCTTGAGCCGGGTGGCCGCATCACCGTCTACGAACTCGACGCCAGCAGTTTCGGTGCCGACAAGCTGTTCTTCCACGCACACCTGCAGAGTGGTGTCATCTGGTGGCAGGGCCAGGAGTATGGCCCCTGGCCGATCGAGGCCAGTGGCTTCGAACGCACCAGTGACCAGCCACCGAACCCACGCCTGCGCGTGAGCAACATCGATGGCCGCATTACCGCCATGTGCCTGCTGTTCGATGACCTGGTCGGTGCCCGCATCATCCGCCGGCAGACGCTGGCCAAGTACCTGGATGCCACCAACTTCGAGGAAGGCAATCCCAGTGCGGATCCTGCCGAGCATTTCCCCGACGAAGTCTGGTTCATCGAGCGCAAGATCGGCGAAGACAAGCAGATGGTCGAGTTCGAGCTGACCACCGCGATTGATCTCAATGGCCAGCAGTTGCCGGGCAGGCAGATCATCGCCGGCATGTGTGGCTGGCTGGTGCGTGGCGGTTATCGCGGCGCGTACTGCGGCTACAACGGTCCGGCGGTAGCGGACAGCGACGACGTCGCCACCGACGATCCGGCACGCGACCAGTGCGGCGGCCGGGTGCGCAGCTGCAAGCTGCGCTTTGGCCAGGACAAGCCGCTGCCCTATGGCGGCTTCCCCGCCGCAGGCCTGCTGCGCTCCTGATCGACCCCTTCCCGACTCCACTTTCCAGGCCCGCCCGCGCGGGCCTTTTTCATGGGTGAAACATGCAACCGACAACCCTGCAGGCCATCCAGGCGCACGCCGTGGCCGAGTACCCGCGCGAATGCTGCGGGCTGATCGTGGCCATTGAAGGCCACGAACGCTATCTTCCCTGCCGCAACGTGGCCGCCACGCCCAGCGAGCATTTCCGCCTGCCGGCTGAAGACTATGCCGTGGCCGAGGACAAGGGCGAGGTGCTGGCCCTGGTGCACAGCCACCCCGATGCTGCCGCGACGCCGTCCGATGCCGATCGGGTCATGTGCGAGCGCAGCGGGCTGACCTGGCACATTGTCAGCGTCGGCCAGGTAACCGGCGAGCCACCGCTGTGCGCTGATGTGCAGACCCTGCATCCATCGGGTTACATGGCACCGCTGGTCGGTCGCCAGTTCGCCCACGGTGTGCTGGACTGCTACAGCCTGGTCCGCGACTTCCACGCACGCGAACTGGGCATCCGGCTGTCCGAGTACGAACGCCAGGATGACTGGTGGAGCAATGGCCAGGACCTGTACAGCCTTGAACGGCTGCACGCAGAGGGCTTCGATCTGATCGAAGGCGAGCCGCAGCGGGGCGACATGATCCTGATGCAGATCCGCTCGCCGGTCACCAACCACGCGGGCATCTACCTCGGCGACGGGCAGATGCTGCATCACCTGCATGGCCGCCTGTCCGAGACCGTGCCCTACGGCGGCATGTGGGCCGAGCGCACCCGTTGCATCGTCCGTCATCGCGAGGTGCGCCATGACTGACCGTCTTCGTACGATCCGCCTGTACGGCAAGCTGGGTGCGCGCTTCGGGCGCAGGTTCAGGCTGGCGGTGAACAGCCCGGCCGAGGCCGTGCATGCGCTGTGCACGATGCTGCCGGGGTTCCAGCAGTACCTGATGGGCGCAAAGGCCAAGGGCATGGAGTTTGCCGTGTTCAATGGCCGGCATAACCTGTCGCGGGATCAGCTGCACGACCCGCCGGGGCAGGATGACATCCGCATCGCGCCGGTGATGGCGGGTAGCAAGCGAGGAGGCGTGCTGCAGACGATCATGGGCGTTGTGCTGATTGTCATCGGAGCGGTCATGAATGCGTACGCACCAGGGAGTGGCGCGGGAGTCATGACGTCGGGCATTGGCATGGTCGCTGGCGGGGTCGTGCAGATGCTCTCCCCCCAGCCAAAAGGCCTGGGTTCCAAAGACACACCCGAAAACGCCCCCAGCTACAGCATGAACGGCACCGTCAACACGCAGGCGCAGGGCAACCCCGTTCCGGTCGCCTATGGCGGCCATGACAGCAAGGGCATGTTCATCGGCTCGGCCGTGATCAGCGGCGGCATCCTGGCGGAGGACCAGTTTTGAACCAGATTACTCATTCCGCATCGCGTGCGCGCGGTGCAGCAGCTCCCCTGCTGGCGGGCGCGAAGAAGGGCGGCAGCAATGCGCGGACCCCGGTCGAAACCGCCGACAGCCTGCACTCGATGGCGGTGGCCCGCATCATCGACCTCGCCAGCGAGGGCGAGATCCGTGGACTGGTCGCCGGCAAGCAGTCGATCTACCTGGACCAGGTGCCGATCGAGAATCCCGACGGCACGCTGAACTTCTCGGGCGTGGACGTGCAGACGCGTTCCGGTACCCAGGACCAGGAGCACATCAGCGGCTTCCCCTCCATCGAGAACGAAGTCGGTGTCAACGTCGAGCTGCGCAGCGATGCGCCGGTGGTACGCACCGTATCGGGTGCCGACCTGTCGGCCGTCCGTATCCGCTTCGCGGTGCCGGCATTGCAGAAGACCAACACCGAGAACGGTGACACTGAAGGGTACCGGATCATGTACGCGGTGGATCTGTCCACCGACGGCGGCCCGTTCAGCACGGTGCTGACCGATGCCTTCAGTGGCAAGACCACCAGCCAGTACGAGCGCAGCCGCCGCATCGATCTGCCTGCCGGCAACCAGTGGCAGGTGCGCATCCGCCGGCTGACCGCCAACGCCAACAGCAGCACCATCGCCGATACCATCAACGTGCTGTCGATGACCGAGATCATCGATGCCAAGCTGCGCTACCCGAACTGTGCGCTGGCGGCGGTGCAGGTCGACGCCAGCCAGTTCCAGAACATCCCCACCCGGTCCTACCAGCTGTGGGGGCGCATCGTGCGCATCCCCTCCAACTACGATCCGCTCAGCCGTCTCTACAGCGGCGTGTGGGACGGTACTTTCAAGAGTGGATGGACCAACAACCCGGCCTGGGTGTTCTTCGACATCGTCACCAACGATCGCTTCGGCCTGGGCCATCGTGTTCCGCTGGACTGGGTGGACAAGTGGCGGCTGTACCAGATCGCGCGCTACTGCGATGAACTGGTCAGCGATGGCCAGGGTGGCAAGGAGCCGCGCTTCACCTGCAGCCTGTATCTGCAGACCCGCGCCGAGGCCTATCGCGTGTTGCAGGACATCGCCACCATGTTCCGCGGCATCAGCTTCTATGCGGCGGGGCAGGTGATGGCCTCTGCCGACATGCCCAAGGACCCGGTGCTGACCTACAGCCAGGCCAACGTCATCGAAGGGCGCTTCCACTATGCCGGCAGCAGCCGCACGGCACGGCACACGGTGGCCCTGGTGTCGTGGATCGATCCGGACGACTTCGGCCGGCAGAAGGTCGAAGTGGTACAGCACCTGCCCGGCGTGGCCCGCTACGGCATCAACCAGACCGAAGTGACGGCGGTGGGTTGCCACTCGCGTTCGCAGGCGCAGCGCGTGGGCAACCACATCCTGCATACCGAGATGCTGGAAACCGAAACCATCAGCTTCTCGGTGGGCCTGGACGCGCTGGGCTGCATGCCTGGTGACGTGATCCAGGTGGCCGACCCGAACCGCGCCGGCCGCCGCAATGCGGGTCGCATCCGCAGTGCGGGTACGCGCAGCCTGGTGCTGGATCGCATGCCGGAACAGATCGCTGCCGGTGACACCCTGCGCGCCACATTGCCCAGCGGGCAGACCGAAGCACGCACGGTGCAGTCGGTGGACGGCGAGACGGTGACCGTCACCGCGCCGTGGTCGGCGGTGCCGGTGTCGCAGTCGGTCTGGGCACTGGAATCGCCGGAGCTGGCCCTGCAGCACTATCGCGTGCTGTCGATCAGCGAAGGCGAAGAGCTGACCTACCAGATCACCGCGCTCAAGCACGTGCCGGGCAAGTACGCCGCCATCGACGATGGCACGCGCCTGGAGCAGCCACCGATCAGCATCATTCCGCCCAGCGTGCAGCCGGCACCGGCCAACGTGCGGATGGCCTCGCATGTGGTGGTGGACCAGGGCATCGCCACGTCCGTGCTCACCATTGAGTGGGATGCGGCGGACAAGGCGATCGGCTATGACGTGGAATGGCGCCGTGGTGATCTCAACTGGGTCCGCGCCGGTCGCGTCGGGACGCAGAGCCTGGAAGTGCGTGGCGTCTACGCGGGCGAGTATCTGGCCCGCGTACGCGCGGTCAATGCGCTGGGCGCGGTGTCGCAGCCGACGCTCAGTGTACTCACCACCATTGAAGGCAAGACGACGCCGCCCCCGGCACTGACCGCGCTGACCGCCCGCAGCCGAGTGTTCGGCATCGAGCTGGCCTGGCAGTTCCCAACGGGGGCCACGGATACCGAGCGCACTGAACTCTGGTACAGCACAAGCCCTGATCGCGCGGCTGCCATCAAGCTCGGCGACTTCGCCTATCCACAGGCGCGTCACCAGATGAACGGTCTCGCGGCGGGGGCACGCTTCTGGTTCTGGGGGCGCCTGGTCGATCGCAGCGGCAACGTGGGTCCGTGGCATCCGGTGGAGTCGGGGGTTCTGGGCGAGTCCAGCAGCAACCCGTCGGACTACGATGCCTACTTCGCCGGCCGCATCAACGAAAGCGCGCTGGGCCAACAGCTGAAGGGCAAGATCGAGCGCGTCACCGAGGTGCTGCCGCTGGTCTGGGATGCCTCGGCAACCTACACCCCGGGCCAGACCGTTATCCACGACGGCCGGATCTGGAGCTGGCAGGGCACTGGCGCAGGCAATGAAACGCCGCCGGGCAGCCACTGGAAGAACATCGGCGACGCGATCGCCGAGGCGGGCGCCATCGTCGGCCGTGTCGACCAGCTGGAAATGGACGTTACCGACGTCGATGGCAAGGTGGCCGCGCAGGGGCAGAAGGTCGATGGTCTGTTCGCCCAGGTCAGCGACCACAGTGCCGGTGAGGAGGACTACAACGTCGGCGAGAACGATGTCAGCGCCGGCGCCATCACCGTCTACAGCGTAATGGCCGAGAAGGACGCGGCGCTGGCCAAGCGTGTGGATACGGTCGAAGCGTCCATCGAGGGTGTGCCCGGCAAGATCGAAGGTGTCAGTGCTGCGGTCCAGCAGGTCTCGCAGGCCGTGGTCAACCTGGATGGCAAGGTCAGCGCGACCTATACGGTCAAGGCGCAGATCAGCAGTGCCGGGCAGATCTACATGGCCGGCATGGGTCTGGGTGTCGAGCAGCAGCCTGACGGCAGCTACCAGAGCCAGATCCTGATGCAGGCTGATCGCTTCGCGTTGTTCAACACCAACAGCGGCCAGGTCAGTGCACCCTTCGTGGTGCAGGGCGGGCAGACCTTCATCAGCCAGGCACTGATCGGCAATGGCTGGATCCAGAACGCCATGATCGGCGACGTGATCCAGTCCAACGCAGTCGGCGCCGGCGGGCAACCGCGATGGAGGCTCGACAAGAACGGCACGTTGACGATGAACGGCCCCGAGAATGGCGGCCGCCTGACCATCAATGACAGCGTCATCCACGTATACGACAGCAACGGCCGCGTCCGCGTCCGCATGGGGATCTGGTAATGGCAACCGGTATGCAGATTTTCGGCCCGGATGGGCAGATGTGGTTCGACACCAATGATCGTGCCGGCAAGGTGATGGGTGAGATGCACGTCAGCACCAGAGACAGCATCTATGTGGGCATGGCGGGCATGGGGCAGCCATTCGCGATTCTGCCGAGCACCTTCTGGGACAGCTGGCAGGACATGAATGGAAACCAGTTCTCCGCGCCGAACATGGCATTCATGTCCTTCAATAAACCAGGCGCCGCCGAGGGCGACTACCTCACACTCAACTTCACGTTCATGACGACCACCAATCCCAATGCCTATGTCTTCTACGGGAGCTTCTGATGACCGTCGGCCTTGAAGTCACCAACGACAGCGGTGTCCCCGTTCTGGTCAACGCACACGCCCTTGCCTTCTTCGCGGCAGGCAAGGGGGTGGAGTCCATCGGTAGCAACACGTCGCCGCTGGGCCAGAATGGATCGGTCGGCTTGCCGGCGCAGAGCGTGCCCTACCTGGTATTCATCCGCTGCAATGGCGGCTCCACGCGCATCTCCACCGGCACCGCAGGTTTCACCTGGAACATGGCCCAGGGCACCACCAGCTTCGAATGGTGGGCATGGGGACATGCGGTTCCCAGCAACAACACCGGCATGCAGGTCTACAACGCTGATGGCTCGCTGCAGTGGGACATGAGCAGCCGCCCGCTGCGCATGGCGGGCCTGGTCAATACGACCGGCGCCCGGCCGCCACTTCCCAGCGAGACGTCCAACGAGAACATCCTCACCGGTGACCTGATCAACGGCCCAGGCGACAATCTTGCCTACCTGCTGTCGGACATCGGTCTCTGCCACGACGTCTACGCCATGCCCAGCGGCAACCCCACCATCCGTACCAACATGCGCTATTCGGCAGCTATCAGTACGCCGAATGCATCGCAGATGCGGGTCAACTTCACCCGGCGGGCTGCCAATCGCCAGCGTTCCCTCAGTGGAGCGTCCTACCAGACGTTCGCTTCGCGCCTGCCAAGTTTCGTCCTTGCGGCTTACACCTACTGAGCGGGGATTGCCGGCCCGGGCGGCCATTTGAGCCGCCCGGGCCCTTCCCGTAGACTTCGCCCCTCCCACGCTCCCCGACGACGCACTGCAGTGATCACGCCACCCTGACCCTTGCCGCACATCGGCAGCCGGCCCGCCCGGCTCAGGAACCCGTGTCTTTCCACTGCAGCGCCATGCGGCCACGACCGCGTGTGCGCGGAGTTTTTCCATGCAAACGTCCTACCCCCTGCGCCAGCAATGGCTCGGCAACATCCGTGGTGATCTGCTGTCCGGCATGGTCGTCGCCCTGGCCCTGATTCCCGAGGCCATCGCCTTCTCGCTCATTGCCGGCGTCGACCCCAAGGTCGGCCTGTACGCCGCGTTCTCCATTGCGGTGGTCACCGCCATTGCCGGTGGCCGCCCGGGCATGATCTCCGCCGCCACCGGCGCGATGGCGCTGGTGATGGTCGACCTGGTCAAGGACCACGGCCTGCAGTACCTGTTCGCCGCCAGCATCCTGGCCGGCCTGCTGCAGGTGCTGGCCGGCGCGTTCAAGCTCGGCTCGCTGATGCGCTTCGTATCGCGCTCGGTCATCACCGGCTTCGTCAACGCGCTGGCGATCCTGATCTTCCTGGCGCAGATGCCCGAGCTGATCGGCCGCGGTCCCACGGTCTACGTGCTGTGTGCCGCCGCCCTGGCGATCATCTACCTGCTGCCGCGCCTCACCCGCGCCGTGCCGTCACCGCTGGTGGCGATCGTGGTGCTTACAGCCGTGGTGATCGGTTTCGATGTGGACGTGCGCAGTGTTGGCGACATGGGCCAGCTGCCTGACAGCCTGCCGCAGTTCCTCATTCCCGATGTGCCGCTCACCTGGGAGACCCTGCGCATCCTGCTGCCGGTGTCGGCCACGCTGGCCGTGGTTGGCCTGCTCGAATCGATGATGACCCTGCAGATCGTCGAAGACATCACCGAGACGCCCAGTGAGCGCAACCGCGAATGCGTCGGCCAGGGCGTGGCCAACACGGTCACCGGTTTTCTCGGCGGCATGGCCGGCTGCGCGATGATCGGGCAGTCGGTCATCAACGTGACGTCCGGTGGACGCGGCCGCCTGTCCTGCCTGGTGGCGGGCGTGCTGCTGCTGGTGCTGGTGGTGTACGGCAGCGACCTGGTGCGGCAGATCCCGATGGCCGCGCTGGTGGCGGTGATGATCATGGTCAGCATCGGCACCTTCAGCTGGCGTTCGCTGCGCGACCTGCGCACGCACCCGCGCAGCTCTTCGGCCGTGATGCTGCTGACCGTGGTGGTCACCGTGGCCACCCACGACCTGGCCAAGGGCGTGCTCAGTGGCGTGCTGCTGTCGGCGCTGTTCTTCGCGCGCAAGGTTGGCCGCATGCTGGACGTGCAGCGCGAGGACGCCGGAGACACGCAGGTCTACCGCGTACGCGGGCAGGTGTTCTTCGCGTCCGCCGGCCAGCTGGGCGCCGCGTTCGACTACCAGCACGTGGCGCCGAAGGTGCAGATCGACCTGCGTGACGCCCATCTGTGGGACCTGACGGCGGTGGCCGCGCTGGAACGCGCGCAGGGAAAGCTGGCCGCGCATGGTGCCGAGGTGACGGTGGTGGGCCTGAATGTGGCCAGCCAGACGTTGATCGAACAGGTGGGCGGGCGCGCGGGTGGGCATTGAGGTTTACGCGTCCTGCTTCTGCGACGACGTGCACGCATTCTGAATCCAGTCAGGCATCTGAAATCCACGCTCGCGTAGCATGCGTTTCGTGATGGGGCCGATGGACGGCCCCGCGTTGACGGGCCCCGCGCCTGGATGCCAAGGAGATGCAAGCAATGCAGGGAACAAACCACCTTCCAGCGGCCCCCCGCGAAACGTTCGGCAGGGCCGGGGCCATCGCGCTTGCGCTGGCCCTGGGCCTCAGCCTGGCAGCATGCCAGGCCAAGAGCCCGGAGGCGGATACGGCCGTTGCCCCCGCGGCCGCCGCGCCTGCCACTGTTTCGCCGCCCGCCACCGCAGAGCCTGCACGCGCCGCACCTGCCACGACAGCGGCCGATGCCGATGACCAGGACATGCCGCCGCAGCGCCCGGATGATTCCTACAACAAGGCCACGCTGCGGCCGCAGTACGCCACATGCGTGAAATCCAGCGGCGGCGAGACACCGGCACTGCAGGCGTGTGGTGATGACGAACTTGCCTGGCAGGAGCAGCGGCTCGAGCAGGCGTTCATGCGGATCGTCGACGGTCCCGACAGCAAGGACAAGGACAGGCTGATGGACGAGCAGGCCGCCTACATGTCCGATACCAATCGCTACTGCAGCTCGAACCCTGCCGAAGACGGGCAGGGGCAGATGCTGGACGCGCAGTCCTGCCGGATCAATCGCACGGCCAACCGTGCCGACGTGCTGCAGGCACTGACCTCGAAGTAGTTCCCCCGCGAAGGAGTGCAGGAAAATGGATGTTGTGACCCAGGCAAAGCAGGCAATGGACAACTGGCATCGCGGCCAGACGTCGGCGCATTTCGAAACCGGAGGTCGCGGCCCCGGCCACGTTTCCACCGGCAGGGGCGACCATGGCGGCGTGTCGTATGGCAGTTACCAGTACGCCACCAACGTTGGTGGCGTGGACGAATACATCGCCGCCTCGCGCTATGGCAACCGCTTCAACGGCCTGCAGGCAGGAACCCCGGCCTTCACCGAACGCTGGAAGGAAGTGGCGGCCGCCGACCCGGCAGGGTTTGCCAGGGACCAGCACGACTTCATCCAGCACAAGTACTACGACGTGCAGATGGGCCGCCTGAAGGATGTGGGCATCGATCTCTCCAGCCGTGGTGCGGCCGTGCAGGATGCGCTGTGGAGTACCTCGGTGCAGTACCGCGGCATGACCCGGTCGGTGTTCCAGAAGGGCCTGCAGCAGGCCTATGGCGAAGACTTCAAGCTGACTGAGCTGAGTGACGAGCAGATTGTCCGCGCGGTGCAGGACTACAAGCACGCCAATGTGCAGGTGCACTTCCAGAGCTCGCCCACCCTGTGGGATTCGCTGCGTGATCGTGCGCTCACCGAGAAGACCGCACTGGTCGGGCTGGCGCGCTACGACCAGGTCAACCACAACCCCGAGGCTTACCGGGGCAAGGATTACCAGCAGGTGTTCGGTGAACCGGAGCCCGGCCAGCGCGGCCAGCGTGCGGCCGCATCGGCGATGGCCGACGGCGTGCTGGCACCCGGCGAGCGCGGTACCGAGGTCCAGGCCCTGCAGGCCAAACTGATCCAGGCCGGCCATACCGGCCGCAACGGGCAACCCCTGACGGCCGATAGCCACTACGGTGCCAATACCGAGCATGCGGTGCGCGAGTTCCAGCAGGCGCATGGGCTGACCGTCGATGGCAAGGCCGGCCGGCAGACCCTGCAGGCCCTGGATACGGCAGTGCGCGAGCACACGCCGGCGCAGCCTGTGGCACCGGCCACGCCTGCACCGGCCACGCCTGCTGCAGCACCCGCACCCGCGACTGCGCGGGAACCCGATGCCGCCGCCGCGCCCGGTGGCCAGCGCATCGTCGTGGTCGAACCCTTTGGCAACGGCAGCAGCAACCGCACGCTGCGTCATGGCACCAGTGGCGAGGATGCCTATCGCGAACTGAAGATCCATCACCCCAACACCAATGCCGAAGCCGTGCGCACCGGCAATGCCGCCAAGGCTGATCGCCCGTCGGCCATGGTCGAGGGCGAGCTGGAAACGGTACGGACCCGCGGCGATCGCAACGGCATTCCGCTGGTGCACAAGGATCTGATCCTGAGCAATCCGCGCGGCGACCGTGAAGTGATGATTCCCAATCCCGTCGCGGGGTACGTGCAGGTCAACAACGACAAGTGGAACTCCGTCAGCATCTGGAGCCATCCGGCCGGGCATCCGCAGCGTGAACTGGTCGGGCAGGTGCTGCACGGTGCGCGTGGAACCACCCCCTACAAGACTGGTGATTTCGTCGAGTACGGTGCTCCGTTGATCCGCCAGTCCGATGCCGGTACCCCGGGTGCCGTGCACGCGCATATCGAGCTCGAGCCCGATCAGTACCGCAGGTTCCTGGGCGACATGCTCAACGACCGCATCACCCTGGGCGGCAAGGTGCAGGCACAGGGCCCGGAGGCCGCGCAGGCGGCACGCAGTGCACAGCAGGCGCCGATGGCCGATGGCGTGCTGAAGCAGGGCGAGCGCGGCGATGAGGTCAAGGCCTTGCAGGGCAAGCTGGCGGCGCTGGGCTATGCCGGTGCCGATGGCAAGCCGCTGCACGCCGATGGCGTGTATGGCAAGGACACGTTCGCAGCGGTCAAGCAGTTCCAGGCCAACAACGGCCTGGACGACGATGGCAAGGCGGGCCGCAAGACCCTGGCGCAGGTCGATGCCCCCAACGCGGTGAAGGCCGGTACCGCGCCGGCGGCACCGGCCCGGGTCGAACCTGCAGCGCCGGCCAGCATGCGCGACGCCGGGCATGCCGACAACGCGCGCTTCGATCAGGCGCTGGGCAAGCTGCAGGCGCTGGAGCAGCAGCGTGCCCAGGCCGGGCTGAAGCCGCTGTTCGACAACCCGCAGGAAGCCGAGCGTGCGGCCGGCCAGCTGGCCTATGAAAGCAAGGTGTCGGGCATGCGCCAGATCGACCACGTCGTGGCCCGCCCCGACGGCACCGGCCTGTTCGCGGTGCAGGGCGAGCTGGGGGATCCGGCGGCGCAGCGGACCTTCGTCGACCGCCAGCAGGCGGTGTCGCACTCGGTCGAGGCCAGCAGCCGGCAGAGTGAAGCGCTGGACAGTCAGTTCAACCAGCGTGCGCAGGAACAGCAGCAGGAACAGGTGCGCAACCGCGGGTTGTAAGCCACGCGGCATCCCGGGGCCGGTCGACCGGCCCCGGATCCACCCGCCGCCATTCAGCCGTCCGGTGTAAACTATTGATCTCACTGGCAATGCCAGTCTCCGCGATCAACACCCCGATGACGTCCGCCACCGCCCGTTACGCCGATTCCCTGCGCCTGTCCGTTGCCCCGATGATGGACTGGACCGATCGCCATTGCCGCGTGTTCCATCGCGTGCTGGCACCGGGTGTGCGCCTGTACACGGAAATGGTGCACGCCAATGCGGTCATCCACGGTGATCGCGAGCGCCTGCTCGGCTTCGACCGCAGCGAGCAGCCGTTGGCGCTGCAGCTGGGGGGCAGCGATCCTGCACTGCTGGCGCAGGCCGCACGCATCGCCGCCGAGTGGGGCTACGACGAGGTCAACCTCAACTGCGGCTGCCCGTCCGACCGCGTGCAGGCCGGGCGCTTCGGCGCCTGCCTGATGCGCGAGCCGGTGCTGGTGGCCGAGTGCGTGGCGGCGATGGTCGACGCGGTCGAGATCCCGGTGACGGTGAAGTGCCGCCTGGGCGTGGACGAAGACAACGACTACGACGTGTTCGCCGCCTTCGTCGACCGCCAGGTTGCCGCCGGTGCCGCGATGGTGGTGGTGCATGCGCGCAACGCGTGGTTGAAGGGTCTGTCGCCGAAGGAAAACCGCGAGGTGCCGCCGCTGCGCTACGACTGGGCGCACCGGCTCAAGACCGACCGACCGACGCTGCAGATCGTGCTCAACGGTGGCCTGGCCACGGTCGAG